TGTTAGTACCACCATATTGCCCTGGTGGACGGTTATTTCTACTTGAGTTTTTCCCTCCCAAGCCTACCGGGTCTGTTCAGGCTTGTTACAGACTTGTCTGTCCCGGTCAGGACTGCATGCGCGTGGTCGTCAGTCCACGGGGCTCTGCCCTGCTGCGCCAACGATGCTGTTTACAACCCGACATCAACACTGAACATGCGCTCGAAGCGCAAGTCAGAAAGAAACTCGTTGAGACTTGAGTTCTCTATGATTGCTATCAATTGTTTGATGTCTTTCTCACTAAAGTCATAGACGCGCTGATAATACTGCATATAGTCGGCGTCTTCTGGCTTCGCGACAGTTGGGTTGTGCTCTCTGGCATACTTAAGCTGGTGGTAAATTTGTGCTTGCTTCTCTGTTATATTCTTAGGCTTCTCTACTTGTCGAGACAAGGAGCGCCCAAGAGCTGCGAACAGAGGATCCACCAAGCCGTAATTGATGATCACATTCTTGACACTGTCTAGCCAAACCCGTTGATCAGCGGGCTTTCTGTCCTCAGTGTCAGAAAGGATCTTTGCCAGGAAGCGCCCAGGCTTTGGCATGAGTACGTACCGCCCATTATTTAGGGGGTAGAATCTGCCTGAGCAAAATTCAGCATCGAGGGGGTGGTGTGTGATAGTCATTCCGACTTCCATGCCATATTCTGCGTACATGCTAACAATGTGGTCCTTGCCACCGAGGCGCTCGATCTCAGCAGCGCTTGTCACTGTTATGCTGTCGTCACCGCAGATTATGGAGAACCAAGGGCGTCCGTGCCCATGGATCTCTAGTTTCATGGCGGCGTTAACGAGCGTGTCGCCGATGCTCGTATCCGGCCAACCTGACTGCATGGTATACGGGATCTCATACTTAGTTCCAAAGCACGATGTCCCTTTGGATAGCCCTCGCCTAAGCGACGCGGCGACCCTAGTCGGCAGAGTGTTAGTGTACACCGAGTTTAGGAACTCGAAAGGTCCTTTAGTCAAATGGAGGTCGAATCTGCTCTGGTCGTCCTCAACTATGACCACGTTCTCTGGTCCAACTATGCTGCCCACAGCATTGATGGCATCAGTGTACATGTCACCCACTTCCTGGCTATTGAGGCCACACGTGTATCCAATGTGCGACCCGCCAAGAATTGACTCTTCAGTTATTGCTCCACCCTGCGTGTAAAGCCCACCGTTGAGGCCCTCTCTGGTGTGTTTCGCCAGTTTTCGGAGGTAAGGGCCTGCAAGCAGAGAGAGTTCTACCGGGCACCCTTGGATAAACCTAGGATCCTTGAATTCCATGCGATGAATATATTTAGGCGCAATCTCTCTCTTGATAAAGGACTTTGCCCTGAGCTGCACTGAGTCCTGATCACGCTCAATGGCTCTAAGGAAGTCTTGCCTGCGTTTTGGTGGGTAGGACGCCAGCCATTTGTTGATGTGGACTGGTTTACGGACTCGGGCTATGCGCCTAAGAAAGTAGGGCGTAGTGTTAGCGACCACGCTTTTCCATTTCTGCGCAACGGCCTCAGTCTTGGCGGCGTCTGAGTGCATGGGCAATTTCTTACCCACCCTCCCCGTGATCGCGACCTGCTCATTGCACGTGCAAGAGCGGAACACAGTCGGAACGGCAAAGCTGAAACCCCAAAAGCGTCTGGTTCCGAATGCCCGCGTGCACTTCGGTTCACCTGGTTTCTGCTTGAAGCCATCCTGTGTCGGCGTTTCTTTGAGCCCATGCTCAGCCGTACACACGTCAGGGAAAGTTCTGCCTTTGGGGTCCTCAAGGTCGTCGAAGCTGTCGAGATTGAGTCCCCAGCCTAGCAGCCGGCTGGTAAAGTTCCACGCCATGTGGAATGCAAGTGCCTGTCTGAAGATAGCGATCTGGCCGAGGAAAAAGTGCATGCTTAAGCGCACAAACGCCAACAGATAGCCTCTAAGGCTCCTCTTATCAGTCGTCTCGCGTAACATGAACATAATCGCAACGGCAAGTACGAACCCATGGAAAACATAGTCCGCATAGGAGGGCGATCCGACGATCCCCCTCACAGACTTGCGAACGATCCATAACAGGGAGCGTCTAAGTGACTCCTCAACTACAGGGACGAACACCGACCGTATAACTGCTCCAATGGTGGCTCCTGTGAGCCCCTCGAGGTGCAGGCCTGTGTCGATCTCCGTCACCGAGTCGAGATACTCGAGCTCCGCGATGCTGTCCATGAAGTACCAACTCAACTTGGGCAAGTCGAAGTTGTAACCCTTGCGAACCCACGCCAGGAACGATTTTCTGACGATCTTCTTCCTGGCTTGAAACAGGCGCACCTTCAGGGCCTGGTTCCGGCCATTGACATAGGCGCGCATTTGTATACCGGGAGAATCCCTCTTGGCAATCTCGTGTAGCTTGTTTGACCGCGCGATCGGGACAAGGTCCCGCTTGATCGCCGTGCAGTCGCTCTCGCTCTTGAAATCTCGTGTGAGGAATTTTGAGGACACCTTGTCTTCCATGTCCCAGTAAATCTTCTTCTTTTTCCCATTAACCACAGGCACCTCGTAGTCCAAAGAAGTGTCAACCCTATACGAGTTGCAGAAGTCGGTGATGAAGTTCCCAAGGAGACCGAACGGGAGGATCAGGCAGCAGTACATCAGTGTTAAGAAGCACCGGAACGGACGGAAAGGTACTCCCACGGCCACTTCAAGCAAGCCAATGGATTCCTCTAGGAGAGCCCTCGTGGCTGGGTATTCGGCAAAGCGCCTAATGCGCGATGGTGCCGGCTGTACCACATCCTCGATGTCCCCATCTGAGTCCTCATCCGATCCGTCGGCTCCAAAACCGACCTGCTCATCCCCTGCCCCTTCCTGCTCTATGACGTACGGACCATGGATTTCCTGGTCATCGTCCTCTTTCTCCTCTTTCTCTTCCACGATTGCAACTTTGTCAGGCTCGTGATGGACCTGAGCTTCCGGGAGAAGCTTCAGAGCTTCTGCCACCGGTAGGCCCTCCACTTTTGCCTTGACGAGGCTCTTCTTCTTCTCAGCTCTCGTCCTGACAGCCTTCCCCTCTGGACAATTCTTCTTAATGTGTCCCACTTTACCACAGTGGTGGCACACTTTGTCGAACAAGGAC